TTCGACGGCGCTCTGTTAGCGTGTTAAGCTCTTCCTCATCACGCCCAGTCAAGAACTTGAAGATAACACGCTTCTTAGAGACTGGGAGCGTGAACTCAAACTCATTGATGCCGGCTATCTTAGGCTCGATCTCAAGGGGGCGCAGTGTAAGTGACGACAGATCAAATTGATTCTTCACACGATTGACGCAGGCAGGGCAGACAACTTCTGCATCGTAGCTTGACCCGTAACCAGTGATTCTAATGGCAACAAGAATCGACTGTCGATCACCTGATAGTAGCTGCGACACATCGACGTCGTGATCAGTGATGCAAGATCGAAGAAGCTCTGACACTGTTGTGCCTGCCTTAGAAAAGGCACGTGACAGCAAGATATCCTCTTCTTTAGCTGTCATAGCCTTGATGCTAATGGTTTCTTTGCCGTGCAGAGATTCATTCTTTGAGTAGACAAGACCACGCGATGGCAAGGGTGCAAGCTCATAAGGAACTTCCCAACCGAATTCCTTCATTGGATCTTGACGCATGACGCCTTCAACTGGTGATGACGTCTTCTGTGTCGTCTGACTTGCTGTAAAAATATCGTTCTTACGTGCCAAAATAAAAGCTCCCACTTACAAATATAAGTGGGAGTTCTTAATGTTAAATGTCAAGAATCAGAACTGTAGCACACAGTTATCAAACTTAAGTGTGAGAGCGATCTTCATGACTTCATCTGATCCGTAGTCAACACCGTTATATGTTGCTGACTTGATAAATGCTCCCTTGATATCCCAAAGTTCAACGACAGTGCCAACAGGATCAAGCATCTTGAGCTGGCAGTCACGCTTGTAGAAGTCAGCGTAACCAGCACGACCGCTCACCATCTCCTGGTGTGTGCGGATCCACTCCATCACTTGCTGTGCACCCGAAGGTGCTATAGGGTCGTGGAGCTCAATTGATAGATCACCGAAAGTGAACTTACCTGCAAGGTAACGCGTGCTATTGATCCATGGAATCGTCTTCTCTGAGTTTGACATCGAAGGACGTGCAGCTTTTGAGATAAGATATGAGTCGATACCCTCGAGTGCGAAAACCCAGCGATGGGAACGCTTCGGCTCAAACTTATTGGGAAGCATGTCGGTGACTGAGAGTGTCTCTGCCATATTAAATTCTCCTGTCTTTAACTATCTATCAAGTGAGTGTAACGCCTGCATTGCTGAGCTCAAAGCTGAGTGCGATGAACTCGATGGAGCGGGTGGGCTGGATGAAGATCTTGCCGCGGATCGTGTTGTTATTGATGTCGGCCTGCGTTGTCGTTGTCGAATCGATCACTACCTTGTAGCGATCAAGTCCACCCTTTGAACGGATCGAAGCGAGGATGGGATTGACGAGGCTGTTGAAGCGCTCCAGCGTAGCAGCTGTATTGGGCTCGAAGATGATCTGGTTCGAGACCGCGCGGACCTGCCGGCGGAGCGTGATGAGAAGACGACGGACATTGACTCGATCGAGTGCTGATGCTTTTGCGAGCAGTGTCCGCTGTCCGTAGATCACCAACTTGCGGTCAGAGTTGGACGTGATGTCGAGGATGGGGTTGATGTGTGCGTCGTAGATCGAGTCAGCGAGTGTGCCCTGCTTGATCTGCGTTGCAGCTGAACCGACTGTTGTGATGACACCGCGATTTGCTCCTGCGGGCGCGAACCAGGGATATGATACGCGGTCGTTGTAAGCAAATGCACCCAAGACGCCGACGCTGGGCGGGACGCGAGTAGTCGATCCCTGGTATGGGATATTGATGTCTGGGAAGTATGCTGCTGCAAAAGAGCTATTGAGACCGCGGTTGCTGAAAGCGTTGATTGTGTTTGCGATGCTCACTGTGGCGCCGTCATATGACCCTGTCAGCACAACATTGTAGCTGTCTCTCTCTTCGATGTCCATCAGGTAGAGTGTGTCGAAACGGTTCTCAACTGCGCTGATCGCGTAGTCAGTGATGACACTGTTTCTAATGCCTGGAATTGTCAGGAGAGTGATATCAGCGTCGTCCTTGCTGCCCATGATATTGACTGCCTTGCGGTAAGCAGCCACGGTAGGGCCTGCCGTGCCGCCTTGACCTGCTGTGTCATCAATCTCGCGCTTGACGGCGTCGTTACTGAGCGATACCTTGTCTGCATTGAAGATGTTGGTGCCGTCAAATCCGCCCTGTGCAATGAACAAGAAAGATATAAACTGTCTGTTACCTGTCTCTCGAAGGTCATCTACCTGGAATGCACGTGTCTTTGCTGCATCGTCGGCTGTGATGTTGCCGTTTCTGACGTATGTTGCATTCGCCCACTGTGAGCTATCAGCGCGATTGTTGATTGCTGAGGAGCCTGTCACAACTTTTATCCTCTCAAGTGAGAAGAAGTTGTTGTTGAAGACGTCGACATCAAGGACGTTACCGTTTGTTGTTGCTGCGCCGGGATTGTTGTCAACAAAGAAGTTCATATTTGCAGGTGCAAATGATGGGAAGAACTTCGTGTGGCTGTCAATGTAGGACAGCTTGGCAGTTGTTGAGTTAAAGTCAGAGACGCCTGGAACATCTGTGAACTGGATGCCCCAAGCTAGCGATGTGTCAACCACACCGCCATTTGAGATGTTTCTACGGTATGGGATAGGTGGCTCAATGACACGTTTAAGCACGTCTGTTTGACCCAAACCGAAATGAGACGTATCAGTGAGAGTTGTGAGTTGTGTGCTACCTGATGTGACTAAGTGTCCGTAACCTCTGTGACCAATAGGCAGCGCGGCAACTGGAACTTCACCTGCAAGGAATTGATCAGACATCTCAACGCGGATGTAAGGATTAACAACTGCGTAGTCACCATCTGTAACGATCTTCTGGGAGGTAAGACCCTTATCAAAGTCAAAGTATGTGTTCTGATCGCCGATGCGAAGTGCAATGTAGTTAGATGAGTCAGGATCAAGTGTCAATCCAGTAAAGTCAACGCCTGCGACGGGTGTAAGATTGAACACCTGACCTACAGGGTAGCTGTAGAGAACAAGATCAAATGTTCCGTAAGTGTCGTTGTCTACACCTGGAACGATATTCTGGATGTTAAACACAAAGCGTGTGTTATTGTAAGCGCCGTCGCCAAGTGTGTGTATTCTGAAGAGATCGTACTTTGTTCCACCAAAATCTTGTGAGACAACAAACGGTGTCTTAGGATGTGTGAACCGCTCGCTGAAGTTCTCATAATTTGGTGCTGTTGCAGAGCTTGTGTCTCTTGTGAGGCTTCCCGTTGTAATGAATGCTGCGTCCTCAAGCCCCGTAAAGACGCGTGCTGATGCTGCATCAAGAATGCCTGAACCTGTCACAACTGCCAGCGAAGCAGGAATGTCATAGTAGGCATAGAGGAAGTGTCCCTTCTCTTCGATCTTAGTTGGGTCACGGTTAATGCTAGCGTTGACGGCAAAGTGATTAGAATTTGCTGGATCAAATGATGCTGTAACTGTGTTAAAAGTGCCCCTATAGCCGTTTAGAAGCATTACAAATGATGAGTCACTGATGTTAACTGATCCTGTCAGTGCTCCGTTCGGCCCACCCGTTGTTGCTGCTGTTGTTGCGGGCGCATTTGATGCATTGAAGTTACCTGACAGTGTAAGCGTTACACCTGAAGGTGCCAGAACAACAGCGCGAAGAATAGGATGCGCTTTTGAGCTTGTCTGGATGCCTGCTTCAGAGAAGATTGTACTTCCAGCGCTCTCTGACATGTAGCATCCAAGGAAGTATGTGCGACCAGGAACGCCACCATCAACTGCAGAGATATTTCTGCTAACTGCGCCGTTGCTTTGAACCTGCTTGCTACCTACAACGAAACCTGCATTTGTCACTTGACCTGTTGATGTGCTTCTCTTGAGGCCGTCACCAGCACCCAAAGTGCGCAGGAACGTAACTGAGGCGGGAGAGGCGGCATTGGCAAAATACTGTTGTCCTGCGAGAGCACCAAAATTTGAGTTTGTTGCATCACCGAAGACACGATTGAAGTCAGATACAGACCCTACGACAACAGGAACAAATGCAGGTCCTGACTGTGCTGTGCCGATGATACCTGCAGATGGCCCTGATGGGGGTGTTGAAGTCACACCCGTTAGGTCAACTTCGCCGGAGTATACGCCTGGGATCATTTCGTTAAACCTCTCTTATTCCTAACTATCAATTACACGAAGCTTGCGCCGTTATCTGTCACAATGAAGTCGATTGAGATGAACTCTACGGCGCGTGTGGGTATGATGATGACCCGTCCGTTCAGACGATTTGCGATCACATCAGTCTGTGTGTTGTTGGTGTCATCAACTATGACACGGAAGCCTTCAATACCCTGCTGAGCTTGAACAAGTGCCAATGCAGGGTTGACCTGTGACACAAAAGCTGTCCTTGTAGCTGCATTGTTCTGCTCAAACAAGAATGTGCTAGCAATATTGCTGACAACACGCTTCACTTCATTCACGAGGCGGCGCACATTGACACGATCAAGCGCAGATTTTCCAACTTGCAGTGTCTTCTGTCCAAAGATGACGTAACCTGTTCCTGGGAATGACGTGATTGGGTTTATCCTATTGTCATACAGGAAGTCACGATCTGCTGAGTTTAACCGCACAGATGTCGATGTGACGAAGTTGAGAGCGCCTCGGTTGAAGCCTGCAGGTGCGTACCAAGGATGCGATACGGCATCATTGTATCCTATAGCTGCCAGAGCTGCGACTGATGCTGGCACCTTGACCTTCCGCGATGTGCCGCCCTGATCTTGCATAGAGATATCTGGGAAGTAGACGGCAACAAAGTTATTGTTCAACTTTCTTGATGTAAACTTGTTGCCTGTCTGCTGGACATCTGGATGTTCAGAGCCACCATCGAACAATCTAGACCCGTTGTAATCGTATCCTGGGATGTCCATTAGATAGAGAGCAAATCCATAGTTCTGCACAAGAGTCGAGACGTAGTTGGTAACTGCTGCATCTCTTATACCAGGAGCAGCAACGACGCTGACGTTTGATGCGTATCGATTTGTCAAGATCTCAGCGGCCGTTCTGTAAGCTGTCACAATGCTGTTGTTGACACCTGCGCCGGGCGTGTATGCTGAATTAAGGCCGATGTCGACCACGGCGACTGCCTTACCACCCGTCTCTGACGACGTTGCTCGGTCATTCATCTTTCCCATGTCAGGATCGAGAATGTTGAGGCCGTCAAATCCGCCTGTGAAGATGTTGGTAAACTTTGCGTAGTTTGTAAACTTGTTGAAGTAGATCGACGAAGTTACTGAGTAGAGCGATGCAAATGTCAACCTGTTACCCTCAGCTGCAGGTTGAACTGTGTAGTTTGTTGGATTAACTACGCCGTTACGTATGTAAGCTGTCTCAAGCATGTGCTGCTCTGCAGTTCCTGTAATATCTGCAAGTGCATTAACAAGTGTGCGTCCACTTAGTGAGTTGTTAAGAGCAACACGCGCTAGTGTGAACTTATTGTTTGAGAATGCATCTGCCGATGAGCCTGTTACCAAAACATCAAGCTTCTGGATGCCTAGAAGCTTGCTGTAGGCAGTGAGCAAAGGATTAAACAGTGAGCTGTCATTAGAACGCAAGATTGCATTAGAAACGCTAGATGTCAGGGGAAGTGCCTCTGACTTAATGCCCCAGTAGTAAGATGCATCTGTGATCTCAAGAGATCCAGGCTTACCAACGTAACCACCTGCAGCATCAACTGCATTAGTTGTCACCTTAAAGCGGAGGGGAACGGGTGGAAGAATTGAGCCCGTGTGTGCCTCGAGGCCTGCTGTCCCGAAGACGCCGGCAAGTCGTCGAGCTGTGTTTATTCCAAAACCACTTAATCCAGTCGTTCCATCAGTGAGCGTGTCTGTTGTCTTGACAACTGGCAAGCCTCTAAAGCCGAATGGCAGTGCATCAGATGGTACACGCTTTGCTTCAACGTCTGGGTGCATGACAACTCTTACACGACTTGACACATTGGTTCTTGTTCCTGATGTGTAAGACTTGCGCTCTTCTGATGAGAGCGCGTCAAAACTAAAGAATGACTTTTGATCACCAATGCGCTTCGCAACATAATCATCATCATCGGGATTTAGTGTGCAGTTAGGATACTGCTCAAGAATGACAGGATTTTTATCAGTGTCGTAGAAATCACGAACTTGAACTGTAAACGTTCCGTATGGATTTGCAGGATCACTTGACTTAGCGAGCGTGCTGATTGATACCTTGTACTTCTGTGATGTGTTTGCACCATCATTCAGCGTTTCAAAGTAGAAGAGATCATATTCACTCGAACCGTATGGTTGAGAGATGAAATAAGTTGTCTTTGCTGATGTGTATCTAGTGTCAAATCGACCAAAGGCATCTCTAAAAGATTGTGTGGTGTCACCTGATGCAGCCGATGTATTTGCAGATCCTGATAGGACAGCAACTGAGCCGCTGTCAGTTGATGTGATTGCAACCTCAGCTTCGACTGGAAAGTCTGCGTAAAGCAGATGTTCTTCTAGTTCAAAACGTGCAGGATCTGTGTTAAGAATGTTACTAATATATGCAGAATCTGCAGGATCAAGTGAAGCAGTCAAAATTCTAATGCATGATTGACCATCACCTGTTGAGAACGAAGGTGATGAACTAGAGATAACAAGCTTAAACTTTCTGTAAAGATTACTGCTTAGTGTGGCGTTAATTGTTGCATTATCGTCAGCTGTGTTTGCAACTGAATAGTTCTGATTGTGGTCAAGAACCTGAAGACGTGTGCCTGATGCGAGTAGCACCATTCCACGAACTAAGTTGACAAAGTTGTCTCCTGTTGCAACGCTGAAACTGTTGTTGTCTGTAAAGATTGGGTATCCTACATCAGCAGATGCTGATACCCAGTGTTTTGCTGTGATATACTGAACCGCACCTTTGTGACGTGCATCTGTGCCAACTGCTGGGGTTGTTCCTTTGATGAAGAATCCAGCATTCTTGACTGTACCCTGTGCTGTAGTTGTTGAAAAATCTGACGTCGTCGAATTTGCTCCGCAACCAAGCACTCTGACAAATGTGAGTGCTGTTCCGTTCTGGAGATATTGACTTGCGCCCTGGAGGCCCACGTCAGATGTGCGTGGGGCACCAAAAATCTGCTGAAGCTGTGCAGCATTGCCCACCGTCACTGGGACGAATGCGGGGCCGATTTCTGATGTTCCAATCACACCGACTGGAACACCTGATACACCGGGTGTTGCGGGAGATGATAAATCAATCTCTTGCTCAAAGAACCCAGGTGACCTAAAAGTTGTCTCTGCCATCATTACTCCGACTTCAAAGCCGAATATAACTATCCTGTTAAACTTCTAAAAGCTCAATCGAGTGTATCTATCTTGCGGATCTTCTGCGCCGTAAGAATTGTTTCACCCGCTTTAGGTACTCTTGACGTTACTTTTAAGTATTTTGTCTGATTTTGTCCTGTAAAAGGATTCGTAACATTCTCAATAACACGAAGCGTTTCATCACCTCTATTCTCAACTTGTTGACCATTTTTATTGAGAACTTCTACGTCTGTGAGCGCAAACTTGTCAACTATATCTTTTGCCTTGTTGCCCTGGGCTTCGTTGACAAGCTGCGCATTCTGCTCCCAGATCTCAAAGTTGATCTGTGGTGCACTAACAAAGCGTCGATATGGAGACGGTAGACCTGGATGCTCTGGTGCAATGATGTAACCCGGCACCTTGATATCAAAACCTACTTTTATGATACGTTCATCATTTGTGAATTCTTCTAGATTGTCTGAGTTGGAGAATGTGTTCTGCACAAATGCTGTGAACGTGTAACCCTTATCCGTCTCGAGAAGAAATTCAGGTGATGGGCCGCTAAACTTCATCATCAGTGTCTCAATTAATTGGTTCATCTGCTGCATATACTGTGTCCAGAATATGACATTGTATGTGATACCAACAAACTTTGGGTAAGGTACGGTGATAAATTCATAAATGTTATTAGTGAGGTCGTTTGACAAAGGCGTGTATTTTGAAGTGCTTTTAAATGTTAAAGGCGCGCCTTGCCGACGTGATGCGACTGTTCCCGCTATGGCCTGTGTGCCGGGAGATGTTGACGTGTCAGCAATGTGACTTCTTGTTGCAACGTCTTTCTGGTTCATTAGGTTAAGATTGTTGACCAGCTTCTGGTAATCACGATCACCTGCATCTAGCTTCTTTTTTATGTAGTAGTCACCTGTCTGTCTAATGCTAATTGCTGTGCCAAAGACGTCTGCTTGTGTCTTGTGACCGATAGCACCGCGCTTTATTGAAATAAGTGGTAAAATCAACGTGTTATTCTTGTCACGTAGCGGATTGTCACGCCTAGTCAGCGCAAATCTTTCACCTGATGCAAAGATGACAGGAACACGTGTTGTCTGATTATTGACTTTGGTCTCAAATGCCAGCTTCTTGTCAAAAAGTGTAAAGATGGCACGGTCGATGTCTTCTATGCCTACAGGAGGAATAGAAAAATCATCTGGGACATTTGTACCTTCATAACCTGTCTTTATTTTATCTGCCATTTTATGACTCGTCGTAGAATGCAGAGCCTACATTCTCTGGATCACCGCTTGGTGATACCTCAGCGGGTCCTGTAAGTGGTGCGTCAAGTACACCTGTTTTCTGTAGATCTCGGACGTCTCCTGTCTTACCAAGCCTGTTCTCATCAAAGCCGCGCTGTTGCACGAATGTTGTCTGCACAGCGTCTGGATCTGAGTATGATTCCGACGTTGGACCAAAAACCTTAGTGATGAACTGGCCTTTGCGTGCCTGCTTACCCGATACTGTAATGTAGCTTTTATGCTCGATCTGACCGAAGATGACATCTGATCGAGGTGCTTTGATTATTTCAAAGAAAGTCTCGCCGTAGGAGAAGAAGTCACCCTCTCTAACATCAATCTGCTTATCAATTAGATCTCTTTCTTGGATGTAGCACTCGATGTTGTAGTATTCTTCTGATCCGAATCGATTCGTCTTTACTTCTTGACCTGAGTATTTGACAAGGGCATCAATCTCTATTGGGTTCTCGAAGATCTTGTTGGGTGACTCTTCGTAGACGTCGTGTACTCTTGACTTAATCTCCGATATAGAGAAATAATAGATCTTCTGACCGATGACATCTTTGACGACTTCTTTCATGATGTCGTTTATGAAGTTCATCTCTCTTTCAGTGATAAAAAGACGTGCCATCCGTCACCCCGTAAAGATTGCTTTGCCGTTTGGAGGCGGTATGAACTTCAACTGTTTGCTTAAGTTTTCTGATCTTGTCGCCTGCTGTTCTATAAGCTTATCATAGGTCATTGTATCAAGCATCTCTTTGAGCTTGGTGATGAACTCTTTCCTATCTTCGCGACCTTTTGAGACGAGATCAGCACCGTTCAAAGTAACGTTGCCGCCAGGAACAGGTAGAGTACCCATCTTGCTTCGAATGTAGCCCAATGTCTCCATCGATAGCGCAAGCGTGTACTGTCGGATCCACTGTCTACCAATCGAGTTGATGCGGTTGAACTGCAAATTACCAAACGGTATGTTCGACAAGTTTGACACGCCGTAGATTGATCTATCTCTAAACGCAGGATTTAGCGGATCTTGCATAAACTTGACACGAATAAACAAGCGTGGCATAGGATCTGTGATCTTAGTCGGCATCGGGTAGATGCGTATCTTTGTTCCTATGACTTTATATGAATAATTTGATCTTCTGACTCTATTAGACAGATCAAGCTGACCTGCTCGAAGTATATCTTCAAAGACAGGCAGGACATAGAATATTGTCTCTGGTGTGAATGATTCAAATGAGAATGCGTTGTTCAAATAGTTGATTGCTGACGTTGTGTCAAAAAAGCGATACGCTGCCTGTGGTGAAAAATGAAATACTTCACTAATGCGCATTTTTCCACCCATCGTGTTCAAGGAAGAACTAACAATAGGTGTATTGTTTGTGTCTAAAAGCTCTGTATAGATGTCATAATCTTGACGTCCTGGTTCAAGAAGTATAGAGCCTGAGATCTGGTTATACGAACCACCCACGTCAGCTTCTGAGGCGTAGGGTTCAGCAAATCGTGTTAGAAACTCGAGGCTCTCGCGAGGATACATTTGCTCAGATCCTGACAATGTACCTGTAGCATATCCTAACCAGTTGACAAGCTGGCTTTTTGCCTGGTACTGGTTGAGAATTGAACCGTACTCAAAACAAGCTTCCTCAAAGTTGGCCCAAATCTGCTTCTTAGTCAACTCAACAGATAGAATGTCATCGCCAAGACGCCGCTTGACGAACACTATCATCTTATCTGCTTCACTGATAAAATCAGTTTCGAGGTCAAAGACGCCGAAAGGTGTAGGATTTAGGGTTGTAGCAAATGTAGACATTGAACGCGCCCTTACTCTATACTAAGTATCGAGCAAGAGCGCGTCATGTTACTAATGTAAAATGTTAATTCTAACGTCTTCTACGGCGATTCTTTGAAATCTCAATCGCTGCAAGTTGCCGCAGTGCACCTGCTTCTGTGTCGTGTGTGCCTAGACGCTTACCCCCTTTCTTGGGATAGACGGCCCATTTACCGTTAGGCAAATGAACTACTCTTTCAAGTAAAACACTGCGGACAATGCTGCGTATGAGATCCTCTATCACCGCTTCTTCTTCTTATTGCTACCGTAATTTTGTGGTAGATTATTTGGGCGTGTGACAATCTTAAAACCCGATGCTGCATCAGCAGCTGCATCTAGAGAATTTTCTAGAGCTTCTTCGTCGGCGCTGAGGGCTTCTTCTGCAAGATCCTCGTCGTCTGTAGATTCAATCATTTGCTCAAGCTGTGCAGCCGCATCTTCAGCTGCTTCAATATGATCATCGCCTGCTGCGTCAGCTGTGTCCTCAATTGGTGCTTGCACAGCTGGTTCAACATCATCATCGACAGCAGGAACAGTCTCTGTAGATACGATGTCTACATTCTCCTCTCTAGACTTCTCAACAGGAGCCTGTGCGTTCTGTGCTCTTCTTGCTTCTTTCTGCCACCAGCGTCTTCCCATAAATCTCTCTCCTATACACTTAAATATCACTCTCTGCTGTTTCTGTTAAACTGCATAATTCCGTGTATTGACCAACGTCTTTTTAATAGACATAGAACACGCATTATCTGGTATGGCATCAGTGATTTATTAAAGCATCACGTGAACCTGATTACTTCAAGATGAGCATCATTCTGGAGACACCATGACATCGTGGCGCGCCACTTCTCTCGGTCGACCTCTGTCTCGCATCCCTTCACCTCGTACAGCGTCTTCTCGTCAAGTGTCAAGAAGTCTGGGATGTAGGTGCGCTCGAGCCCGTTCGGGTCCGTGTATGTGATTCGGATGCCGTGCTGCTTGGTGACTGGGACGTTCTGCTCGACGCACTGGTCGAGGAAACGGGACTCCCAGGAGGAGTGCATGTATTCCTCATTGCCTGTGAAGGGGTTCAGCTTCCACTCGGCCCTATAGGGTGCCTGGGGTCCGATCTTGCCCTGTTCGAGGCGATCACAAGCTCGGGATGACCATAGTTTCCTCATTTCTGGATTCTCTTCCCACCATTGTTTTGACCACGTTGATTTTTTTGCTATCACTTCGGGGCGTTGGGCTACTTCTTTGCTTATTTTTCTCATGTTTTCTCGATATTCATCAGATGCCATGATCTCATGTCGAGGATCATTTGGATCTGACCATCTAGTTTTTGATGCTTTTGAATACCGTTCTTTCATCTCATTTGTCCGCTTCTTTCCCTTGTTCGGACTATTTTCACCTTTCTTCCCGAACATTGGATTATTCTCACCGCGACTTGCATGACCGTCGACGAAGATCGCAAAGCCGCCCTTCTTCCAAGTAAGCTCATTGTCACATCCGCATGCACACTTAGGCCACACACCGTCGTGCACATGCTTCACTTCATACAGCGGCCAGTCAATTCCGTGCACCTTTCTTACATGTCGTGCAAGGACATTGTTTGAGTTTGCGACCATCTCACCGCACTCTAGACACTTCATGGTGAAAGTTACGGTCTTGTCGTAAAGTGACTTAGCAACTTCCTTGTGGTGATAGCCAACGTGTGCGCCAATTGAACGTGGCGTGTTATTAATCATTGCATCACAGTAATCGCACTTAATCTTGTCGACCATCTTGTTCCTCTTACGGTAATTATATGGTCATGTGCGATTATGTTTTATAAAAAAGAAATAAAAGAAGCGGGCCACCCATAAAGAGTGGCCCGCCCATTATCTATCTAGTAGAAACTAGATGGTCAAACTAGATAATGTTCATGTCTAAGCAGGTCACAGTGCCGTAGAAGTCGCTGCGCACCATTTTCTTCCCGTAGCGAGTCATCACGCCCTTGCGTGGGGTGAAGTCCTCGGGAGCGAAGATGGTGGGAGTGACGATCAGTGGCACGTAAGGAGCGTAGACGTAGCCTGTCTCGAGGTAGCTGCCGCCCTTGTAACCGACGAGGATCTTGTTACGTGGGAAGTAGGGGTCCTTGTAGACGGTGAAGCGGTTGCTCAGGCTGCCGATGGGTGTTGCACCGATCGAGAAGCCGCTGCCGACCTGACCCTGGCCGTCGAGGCTGTAGCTGGGCTTGTAGAGGACCGAAGCCTCGAGGACAGTTGCCACATCGGGTGAAACCACGATGAAGTTAGCTGAACCACGGAGGGTCTTGCGGTGGATCTCGTTAGCGACGTCGATGATGGTCTCGATGAGAGTCTCGTACCACTCGCGAACGGTACCAGTGAACTGGGGACCGGGTGAGTTGTTACCCTGGAGGACCTCAGCGCCGGTCACCTTGTTGACGAACTTGCCTGGTGCACGTGACCAGTAGTAGTTGGCGCCGTTAGCCTGGACGAGGAGGTCGTTGAGGATCTCACGGTCGATCTCGAGAGCGATCTGCTCGGAGAGGATCTGGGTGAGCTCGACCTCGGCATCCATGCTGTGGTATGCATTGAGGTCCTGGGCCAACTCTGGGCTCCAACGAGCGCGCAGCTTACGGGTTGTAGCTGTGACTGCGATGGACTCGATCTTGATGTCGATCTCTGGGATGATTGGCTGGGTTGCATTGGAGAGGCTTGCACCACCGAAGTCTGACTCGAAGACAGGAACTGTGAGTGCGGATGCATCGTTAGGATCAGCGCTGAATGCGTCGGAGATGACGTAGGATGCGCTGAGGAATGTGCTTGGTGACTGCGATGGTGCGCCAGAGAAGACACCGGACACGACGGTGAGGATTGCAGCGTTACCTGCAGTTACATCAACGAGTGGGTTTGGTGTGAACACGCCGCCACTGAAAGTGCCGAGCTGGTTAAGACGACGAACGTTGAGGAGGTTTGTGCCACCCTGAACAGTGTCGCCGATTGTGCCAAGGCCGAGTGTTCCTGCTGCAGTTGCGGAGAAGAGAGAAACGTCCTTGATCTGAGTTGAGTCGAGGTTGGTGAAGCCTGTTGTCTTAACAACTGCGAATGAGAAGACACCGTCGCCTGCTGTTGTACCTGGGCCGCCGCTGTTGGCCTCAATGAGGTTTGCGATCTGTGGATCGAAGCCTAGCAGCTTGCCGTCAGTGCCAGTTGCGAAGGCGGCCTGACCTGCGACGATTGTTGCTGAATTTGCGCCAAGTGCAGTGTGGAATGCGCCTGATGCCCAGAGCTGAACGCCGCTAAGCTTCTGGTGAACCTGTGAGTAGGAGGTACCGACGAGGTCGTACTGACCACCGACGCCGAGTGATCCGCTGCGGATGCCTTTGCCAGTGGGGTTGTTGTAGATGGACTTGCCCGCGGTGTAGGTCTGTGCAACTGTTGATGCACCGGTCTGGAGGTTGGTGTCACCGCCTACGTTGGTGCCGTAGGTGTAGTCCAAGTAGAACAGGAGACCGGATGGGAGGCTCATGGGCTGGATGGACACGAGCTCGTTGGCCACGAGACCGCCGAACACGCGACGGACGATGGGGAAGGCGATGTTGGCAAAGCCACGGATGTCGCCGGATGAGGAGGTGCTGCCGCCACCTGCGCCGAGGCTGTTAGCCTCGCGGAGGACCTGGGCTGCCTGGTTCTCCATGAGGCGGGCCATGTTGTCGCGCTTGACGCCGTCAAGACCGCGGAGGAGGCCTGTGCGGCTCCACTTCTCAACGAGACGTGCGCCTTCCTGGCTGTTATTACGATCCTTAATGCCCTCGGTGAGGTGGTTAAGGGAGAATGCCTTTGACATATTAATTTACTCCTTGAATACTTAACAAATGTTACTTGAGACCGGCAAGGCGTGCCCAGCGGTCGACTTCAGTTGTCTCGGTTGTGCGAGCTGCAGCTGATGATGTCGCGCGGGATGACCCGCCGGCATTGAACCTAGAAGCTGATTCGTTGAGGGTAGCACCATTGCCACCTGTCAGTGATTCAGTCAGGCTCTTATATAGCATCTTCACTTCGCGTAGTGTCTTAGCACCGTCGATGGCCTCAATGACGACCTTCTGTTGCTTAGGTGTCAAATCCTTTGATTGCAGCATCTTGTTGACGTAGAGCAGCTTTGCGTTGAAGAGATTCATATCTGTCATTTGCTCACGAAGCGTTTCAACTGCGCTTCTGTATTCATTGAGCTGTGTCATGAGAGCACGATTAGTGCGTGCCTCTTCCAATTTCTTAAGTTTGTGCTTCTTTGCGGTGTCGAGCGCGTTGATCTCAACCTCGTCGACTTCCTCGATGGTGGCATCACCAAATGACTTTGCTGCTGCCTTGACATGTGATGCGCTCTTGAGGCTCTTCTTGTTGAGGAGCTTGTCCTCCTTCTGCTTGCGTGCCTCGCGAAGGCGTGTGAGCTCACGGCGGAGCATGTTCTCGTCGACGTAGAATGTCTCGGCAACGGGAGCGGGAGGTGCTTCATCAGCAACTTCGCCATCATCAGCAGGCATGTCACCCATGTCGCCATCATCTGCGGCGAGCATGTCCTCTTCCTCTTCTTCAGGAACAACACGGACAGAAGGCATGAAGTCTTCTGGGAGCTCAAGGTCACCGAGGTCGACTTCAAGCTTCATCTCATTAAGCTCGCTCATGTAATCCTCGTCCATGTCGTCTTCCATGTCCATCTCGTATAGATCGCTGTCCATCTCGAACATGTCTTCCATGGCAGGTGCAGGTGACTTCTTCATACCACCAGCTTTGGGTGGCATTGGCTTCATTGCGGGCTTGACTGCGGGCTTACCAGGAGAAGCGACAGCAGCAAGCTCCTTCTTGAGCTCATTCAGATCAATCTCATAGAGTGATTCGTCCATTTTCTTCTCCTGCGCTGGTGCGCTTTCTTCATTTTCATCCAGATCAGCTTCGTCTTTGTCTTCACTGATCAGGTTTAAAAGCTTCTTCTTCTCAGAGTCACTAAGCTGGTCGAAAGCTTCCTGGAAGCTATCTTTTGCTTGTGTCGTCTGTTTAGGTGTGAATAGAGAGACAAGTGACTTAAGCGCTGCTTCGTCGAGCACAACTTCTTCTTCTGTGCCGTCGTCTGCTGCACCTTCGTTTAATGCATCAACAAGAAACTTTTCGGCTGACACTGACTTAGTTGTGTCTCCTACGAGCTGGCTGTCGATGAACTCTCTAATGCGAGGTGTAACTGCCTCTACAATTGCATTCTTTGCATTCTGCTCAGCAACTTCACGAAGTCGCTTGGCATCAGCGATTGCTTCATCATATAGTGTCTTTGACATTAACTGATTCCCTGCTTTCAATACATATTAGGTTCTTTATCAAACATCCTGCAATATCTTTATTTTTAAGCGCTGCTTAACAAGATTGCGAGTGTCTGGATCCATGAGATCATTTAGTCTATCGATTGTGATGAGTTCATCGTCAGCAAGTTGGCTTGCGCGTGTTGAACCGTACTGATTACCTATTAGACGCCCAGGAGCATTTGTAAAAGATTGATTAACAGAAGCGCCGCCGACAGGGGGTCCTGTGAAGCTCTTGTAGAGCATCGAAGCTGGAAAGGGCGTAATACCTTTCATAATCGTTGTCTCTTCTAGCGGTGTGCTCCACCTCATCTTAGTGAAAGATGCATTATCTTTTCTAACATGCGAACGTGCTCTTGCAACGCCTGTGTAACCTGTCTTGTTGATGAAATCTTGTGTGTGCATTAGATCATCAAGTTCTTCATCTTCAAATGTGTCATCATCTTCAAAATAAGGAAAAGTTCCCACAGTGGAATAATCACCACCGGAGAACTTTTTCTTTAATGTGCCGTAGCCTGCGCCTGCATTTGCATCGCCTTTAAACCAAAAACGATGCTCTGCTGGAGGTGCGTCTCTCATGATCAGGTGATCTTAGAAGTACCCAACATGAACTTACCAATTGTGGCTCGTGCAACTTCTGCTGTAGTAGAAGCAGGATTAGCTGCTGAACCTTCACCACGTCCAAACTGTGATGCAGTGGCCTGTCCTGGATCGCCGCCGTAGGGTAGATCACCTGTAAATTCTGGTTGTGCGAATGGATCAACACCATTGCCTTCACCAGGAGATGCAGGATTAGGTATGTATGGTGAAGCGGGTAGTCCCTCTCCACCTGTCACAACCTCAGCAAGATTTGGAGATGCGTAAGCTTCATCCACACCTGATGCTCTGCGACCAGCAAAGCGTAGGTCGACCTGGTTAAACATGTATCCACCGTCATCGACGACGCCGTTTGCGACGCCGACGTCAGGTACGCTGTCACCTGGGCCTCCACCGCCATTCAAAGTAGCAATTCCTACATTCTCTGCTGCTGTAGGTGTGTACTCATTGGGCTTGTAGATGGGTGAAGAGGGAAATATGGCCTTCAGATTGCTCTGATTGCGATTACCTAATCCTCCGGTCTTAGAACCGTCGTCTGGTGATACAACTGTCGTGTAGTTGACTGCCATCTTTCCTCCTTATTCTCTCATCTCTAAGAGATCAGAGGCTCTCCATGATGCGACGCTTGAGAGCAAGACGGCGCTCCATGATTGCCTGGAGGCGACGGCGGAGGCGGGCTTCCTCTTCCTTGAGCATCTTGGCGGCTTCCATGTCCTTAGAGCCGGGCTTGTACTGCTTGGCAGCTGGGACGTCTGCATCTGCCCACTGCTCCTCAGTCTCCTCGAGGTGGTAGTCCTTACGGGCCTTTGCATTTTCCTTAGCGTGAGCAGCCTCGACCTTCTTCTTCTCCTCGAGGACCATTCTTCTAAGCATCTGTGGTGTAAGCTTCTTCATTGTAAACTCCTATGGAACATAAATTAATTATCACGAACTTTGCAAATTTACTACTTTCTTATTTTATCTGAGAATGCCAATGTTGACCACATTGATACGCTCTCACCAAACAAGTCTGTAGGATCTGACATCATCATCTTTCTTGCTGCAGCATCTCCTGATGACATTACCTGCTCTTCATGAGAAGGTTGCCCATTTCTGCTATTGCTCTCACCCATGTTCATGTGCTGACCTGACGACGCAGTCTCTGCTAGGATTCCTGCCATGATCGGATCAGACGTGATGTCTTTAACCATGCTTAGTGGGTTTATCTTCTTTGAAGCAGGAGCAGCTCTCTGTACTTGCTCACGGGTGGGGGCAAACGCAAGTTTATCATAGACAGACTGACGTGGCTGCTGTTGTGGCGCTGATACTGTTCTCCCGCTTAGATTTCGAGCAGTTGACTGTGCTGTGGGTGCCTGTCTTTGAACTTGGCGACTTTCAACAAGACTCCCGCCGCCGCCAAGACCCTCACTTAGTATCTCTACGAGACACTCCTTAACGATGCCCTTCAGATCTTCTTTAGATAACTTCATGCTACTTCCATGCTAAGATGTCTGTGAAGATCCTATTGACTCTGTCGGATTTCGTAAAAGTTTTCTTTAATTCTCTGCCCGATATCACCTTGCTCTCATTCATCATGAATGCGCCTGGCGTTGAAGGTTCTGAGACGATGTCGAAGCAGATCAGCTGGAAGTCATCTTGAACTACAACAGCTCCGCTTTGATTGCGTGTTGATCCGACACCTCTAGATGAAATGCCCAGTGTGATCCCGGCTTCAACAAGGCTCTGGAGAATCTTACCGCTAGGAGTATCAAGTAGCTCAACGACGCCTGTTACGGTGTCGCCTTCCATCTTGGCTTCGCGTACAATGTGTGACACATTCTTTAATTCTACGACAGATGTATCAGGATGATCGCACTCGCCCAGTGCTCTATTCTCACGGATAAACTTCTGGTAGTTATCGATCTCGCGCTCTAGGATGGCACGTGGATAAATACGACCGTTTTGGTTCAGTGTATCAGCACGCTGGATGACACCGCGGAGCATTACTTTACCGCCGTTGAGCTGCTTTGACTCACGGACAATGTCAGGTGAGTATTTGAGTGGCAGCCACTCTTTCAAAAGAACCATGTTATCACTTGACATCGTCTTCCTCCTCGCTTAATTCTGTCACTAATTGAGACACTGTCATGAAGCGTGAGATTGTCTCATCATTGAGTGATGTGAAATTCAAATTTCGTAAAGCTGTCTCTACAAGTGGTATCCGTTCTTGTAGCGTCTGATTTTTAGTCATCGTCTTTAGCTGGCCCACTCTAGAAAGAGCTGTCTCCCTAAGAGAGTTAAGACGTCCTAGGAAGCGCTCTTCTTGTCCGTTCTCAATGCTAAAGATGTAATCTTGGATCAGCTTTGTCTGGTCTACATTAAGCTTACCTGCGTATTTTTCATTGAACTTCTCGTTCATGATTTTAACCACAAGATTATCAACTTCAGGTGCAGGTGTGTCAAGATTGACTTGATCTTCTTTTTTCTCTGCAAGCAGCCAGTGAACAACTTGCCCTTCAAGCATAACCATCTTAGTCAGATCAGAACGATCGCCTGCAGTCCACTCGTTTAGAAGATTTTGGACTGTTGCATAGAAGCGGTAATCTGGTATTCTTCTCTGATAAAAGCTGTCATCTTTTAGGTTGTGGTTTATCTCTCTGATCAAGAGAGACTTCTCGTGGTCAAGCTTGCGCATATCAGCTCTGCGTGCAGCAGACTTTGCCTCTGCAAGAACAGCAGCAGCAACAGGTGTGTCGCTTACAGTAGACTTGACAAGTGCATTGAAAAGTCTGTATTCCTTATAGAGCTCTGTTGACTTATCATAGTATTTTTCAATGATGTCAAGAGCACGTTGAGCGCTAGCTTTGTCGTTTTCGACTATTGCTGCTGACACTGAGCGCAGTAGTAGCTCATAGATGATACCGACGTTTCGCTTCTTGTTGTGCTGGATGTTCATTCGTCCTCCTCTGACGTATTGTGAGACGCAGAGATCTGCCTATTAAATATATTCTTACGTCGCATTGAACCTAAAACACTATGTATCTCTGACATTCTTGTATCGTTGAAAGTGTAATCTTCGTCTGGATCGACGTCATCATCAATCTCTTTAAGAACATCCTTAAATGGATTGATTAAGTCATTCTTTGCACCAAATGGGTGGGCAATTGAGTCTGTTTGATCGCGCTTATCGTGACTGACCATTGCGTTATGATCAGTCATGTTATGCAAGTGACCTCGACGTTTTCTCTTGTCGTTATAACGATCTCTATCGGCTTTTGTCTTTCCCTCGATCCTCTCGCCGAGCAGCTTGCGGCCTATTGCATCAACTGTGCTTTGTGCTTTAATCGGCGCACTCTCATCGTTAATTGACAAGTTAGATAAGTCAAAATCTGGCTCTGCTAAGATTCCTAGGCCGCGCTTGTTTGTGTTGGTCGAAGCAGTCTCAGGTCCTGCGGGTGCGGGCGCTGCGGGTGGCGTTTCTCCACCGGCGGGTGGTGTAGGCTCGGCTGAGGGTGCCTCGGGCTCTGAAGCGAATGGGCTAGTTGGAATTCCTGCTGCCATTGATGACATATCAGGAGCTGTAGATTTATCTTCTGGCAGCTTAACTGCTTCAACTTTAAGTTCCAGCTCCTTGTCTTTGATGATTCCTTTCTCTATGGCTTCAATCTCTTCATCAGTCATCTGGAAGATCTTCTTACGAACCCAGCGCTTGTCAACAAGGTTAGGGATACCGTTAGCAGATCCTGCAATCTGGAACTTAGTATTGTAGAGTTCGAGCTTCTGCTGCTGTGCAATCGTTGAAGGATTTGTCAGCTTAAGGTCGAAGTCAAGGAGGTCGGGGCCGTCAAATCCGTTGGAGTGCAAGTGGATGATGGCAATCTTATTGAGCTCGGACACGATTGTGCGCTGGATGCGTGCAATTGTGCGAGAAAAGCGGATGTCTTCTTGAGACAGCGTTGCCTTTGCGCCCAATCCCTCATCGTAACCAAGATATGCCTTTGGGATCTTCAGTGCAGCAAACATCTTCTTCTGGATGTACTGGACGTCCTCAATTGCTGCAGCATTTGCACCACCTGCGAGAGGCTCAATCTTTGTGCCTGATTGACCGCCGCGGACAGGAATGAAGTAGTCTTCGTCCACAGACAGAGGATTATACCTGAGGTCTACGCGACCTGTCTGCTTATCGACAACTTGACTCTTCTTGAGCTGTGCTTGTGCTTGCTCCATGTAGTTGGCGATGTCTTCAGGCGGTACATTTCCCACATCAATGTAGAATACGCGACGATCCGGTGCGCGGACGACACGGTAGACAAGCATTGCATCCTCGACGAGGATCAGCTGACGCCAGATGCGTCGTGCTGCTTCAAGGACTGATGAACCGTATGGTAAGAATGCGTCATTACCTAGGATTCTGAAGTGTGACACCTGCCAGTTTTCAAGAACTTGATTACCCTGTGTCAGCCAGCGGAAGCGAACTGCCATCGGGTCGTCCTTGTCGTACCCCTCTTCGCGCTCGATCTCATTAACTGGAATTGGATAGACGTTGATGACACCCTGGTCGGGTGAAACGTCGTTGAAGAGGAAGAAGTCACCGTACTTACACATGTTTCGTGCCCAAGCTGTCAAGTTGAAGTTGACGTTGAGCGTGTCGTAGAAGAGCTCGTTAAGAAGCTTGTGGATGACTGGATTCTCTGAGTGGATGTGAAGGACGTTGCCCTTCTCATCGGGTGAGATCGTCTCTTCAGAGTAGATGTCAAGTGCTGATGCGATCTCTGGTGTGTACTCCATCTCTTGGAAGTCAGAGTATCTTGCCATACGGTCGTAAGAACCGTATGCACTCATTGCTGAGCTGTAGACATAGCTCTGTGCTTTTCTAAACTGCTCAAATGCTGAAGTTGACTTTGTTGAAGGAGTGACTTCTCTCACTCTTCTCTTGATGACTGGACCACTCCTAAAGAGCTTCGTCAGTCTGCCAAAGAGATTACTATCTTGTGCCATTGATTCTCCTAGTTCTTGTACACCCACGCAAACTCTGGGGGTATTCCCAAAGGTCGTGCGTGTCCACGCAATGCACGATCACGATTTATCTCTTGATGATGCTTGTTTGATATTACGTCGTTTGACGCACCATTAAATTGCTTGTTCTTAAAACCCATCGCAGCAAGCATCGCATTGTTTAGTTTATCTGAATCTTTACCATAATCATTTGACGCGTCATAGAGCCACGTTCCAATTGCCAATGAAAGAATAAGATCGTCGTTCTCTCCCTTCATTGCTTGTGCTTTGTTTTCATTCCAGACAAACGTCTTTAATTCTTCATAGAAGCGAGAAGAGTATATCAGTAGTTGTTTGTTTCTAATGATCTCCTCAAGCTTGGTGAGGATCTGGTTTCTTGACTTACCGCTTGTTGTAAAGCCTGCAAGTTCTGTCTCAGCAGGAGGAACATAGTCGCCGATGTAGACAGACTTGTTCTTATTGTAGTACATCTTTGGGTAGCCAAGATCCTTAAGCTTGACTATGGTTGCGTATCCAAATGAGTTATTCTCTGGGCACATTAGAGCTTTATTGTAAAGCAAGCCGTACTCATTTAAGAGTTCACCAAACTTATCAGGTGCAATCTTTCCTTTATACTCAGCGACTACTTCGCCCTCTGTGCAGTCAATGACGTGAAATGTTGAATAGTCTTTGCCGTCGCCTCTTGCAACGTCAGCAGAAATGATGTATTTGTGCTCTGTAAGAGCCTGCTTCCATATCCATACATTTCTATCAGGACCGCCGCGATCGATCGGTGGTCGTATAATCTTGCTAATCCACTTGATGTCGTCGTCATTAAGGAACGTCTCACCTGATGCAGCAAAGTCACACAGGTACTCCTGCGCAATCTCTTTGGCTGACAGATTTCTCGTTTCCTTCTCGAACCACTCTTGATTGCGTTCTGGATGAACGTCCCAGTTCAAACGGATGGATTTGAATTCATTTAGACCTGACTCGGCCTCAGTGAAAAGTTTGTAATACTGACCTCCAACACCATTAGGGGTTGAAAGAACAATAGCACGACCACCTGTTGAGATTGTGGGGTACAAGCCTGTCCACAGCTCATCAAAGTTTCTAACGAATGCTGCCTCATCGATGATGAGCAGTGAGAGAGACTCAGAACGACCTGCATCTTCTGAAGTAGGTACTGCCTTAATTGACGACCCGTGACTGAACTCTATCATCTGTCGATTGTTTAGAGTAATCTGGGGTAGCACCATCCACGGAGGAAGGTTGCTAACCATAGTCTTTACTTTCTTGATGAAGTTCTGCGCGACACCCAGCTTAGTTGCAATGATAAGAATATTCTTATCTTTCTGGAACAGCGCGAGCCAAACAGAATAAGCTGCTACAAGTGTTGACAGACCAAGCTGGCGACTTTTGACTATAACAGTGAATCTATTCTCGATGAAGTCGTCAACGCACTGGTCCTGGAAAGGGAACGTCTTAAATGGGATCGTTCCCTTTGTTGGATGCTGTATTTTTACATAGTTATTGAAAAAATAGGCCGGATCTTTACCGCAGCGTATAATCTCAGATACTTGTCTTGACTTGTTGCTTGTGTTCATACATCGATTTCATATGTCGTATTGAATCTATAGTAGGCAACTTTGCGTGGATTGTAAGGAGACATGCTGATCAACTCGATGCCGTTGTCGGTCGTCTTCTTGGTAGCTTTTAGTGACTTACCTTCAATCTTTTTAAACTCACTAACAACATTGTCGATCGTCTTCTTCGTAAGCTGTACTGCAGCACGCTCGAGCTCTTTTGTCTGCTCTCTCATTGATTGTTCAGAAGCAAAGTGCACGAGCGTCGTGTACTTGACTATAAGTGAGTTGCCTTGCAGAGTCATCTTTATTGACACTGTTGGTGCTGCTGTTGTCGAGCTTTTACCGAATGTTGTGTCGATAATCTGCCCGAGTGTATTTACTTGTTGCATTGAAAGCATGCGACTAACCTCTTAGTATATCTATTTCGTTAAGTATGTGTGATCTTCTATTAGTAATTTCAGCAGCAACTTCAGCCATGCTAGGGCGCCAACCCATTTGCCACTGCGCGCGATTTGTCTCAGCCCACTTCATACCACATTGCGTGCAGCTCTGAAATAGGCGATGATAGTCAAGGTCATCTTGCCCCACCATTGCCGTCTCGCAAACAAGACAAAATAGCGGCGTAATATCAAGCATATCTGACACTTGCACCCCCATCAATCCAGTTAATTTCAACAAAGTTATCAACTGCATCTTTGATAGCGTCTACGTGAGAGATGATTAAGATCTGACTAAAGTGCTTCTTCAGAGATCTCAGTAGACGAGAGCATGCTTCAAGGTTAGCGTCATCAAGGGCACCGAACCCTTCATCAATGATGAAGACATTAGACTTTGGCAAAGACGACATGTTGATGAGTGCAACTCTTGTTGCAATTGCAGAAATCATCTTTTCCATTCCCGATCCTAATTCAATTATCCGACGCTTGTCACCGTAGTTAATGTAAACTTCAAGTGAGTTTGACTCATCATCAACCTCAAGCTCGACTGTGAAATTACAGACACCGAGTAGAATATTCTGAATCTCAGCATTGACAAGAGGAAGCAGCTTAGAGATTAGGCGTGATGGAAGACCTTTCTTCGACATTGCAACATTGAACAGCTCAAAGATCTCGAGGTCAGCAAGATCTCGATCAAGTACCTCTTTCTCATTCTGCAGCGTTGTGATAGAAGTCTCGTGAGCACCGACGTTCTTTGCATTTGTGAGCTGCAATTTACGTGTCTTCTCAAGCTCTTCTTCTACTTCTTTGATGCTGTCATAGACACCACACAGGTTATCTGAGTCTTTGACAACTGCGCTAAGTCGGTCGATCTCAAGATTACATGTAGCAAGATCAACATCGACAGACTTGAGTGATGTCTCTGCATGCTCAATCTTCATGTCAAGCTTACTAACATCGAACTGTAGTGTTCGTTCTTCCTGGAGCATTAAGTCATATTTCTTGACTTTGTCATCAAGATTCTGCTCAGCTATTTCATTAATATTAGTTTGAAGTTGCTTGATGTACTTCCGCTGCTCTTCAACTTCTAGCTGCTCCTGGCCAATCTTTGATTTACTCTCAAATGCCTTCTTAATGAATGGGCATGTTGGAAATTCGTCACCGCATGGAACTGTTGATAGAATTCCAACATCTTCATTCAGCCTTCCTAGAGATTTAAGATGCTGCTGCAGCTCCCTATTCGCAGCTTCAAGCTTTGTCTCTAGCGACCTTTGTGATTGAACTTTCTGTCGAAGTTCATCAATAGGAAATTTCTCCTTTAGTGCACTGAATTTCTCAAGTCGTGCTGTGTTCTTAGAACGCAGCGTGCTAGCATCTTCAACTTGAGATGCAAGATCCTTGCGCTTTTCGGCAAGACGATCCCGGCGCTGCTCAAGTTCACGCAGCTTAACTGCAGCTTCGACTGATGTGTCACCGTTGATGATGACACGTAGATCTGCCAGCTTTCTTGTAAGATCACTGTGAGCATTGTCAAGTTCAGAAGTTTTCTCTCGTTCTGCAGCGAGCAGCTTTACAGCATCTGTAATTTTTGCATCAATCTGCTGCTTGTCTCGGCGTCCTCTAAACGAGGCACGAAGGGGTACAAGATCCTCTCGTGACCGCTCATAAAGTGCGTCAAAGATGTCAAGATTAAGAAACTTTCCAATGATCTGCTTGCGAGCGGTCGACTTCTCCTCAAAGAACTTATTGAGGTTGCCTTGAGCTGCAAGAGATGTCATGAAGAAGTCGTCTGCAGTTCCAATTAGCTGTCGCAGCACCTTCTCTGTCTCACGACGCTGCTCATCTGAGACGTCACTTAGCTGCATATCCGTGTCGAGCTTAGTGATGCCTAACGTCGTGTTGACGTTGACGTCGCCTTTCTTGTTAACAGACTTTTTAGTTCTACGAGAAATCTTATACTTGTCACCCTTAACTGTAATGTCTGCTTCGGCGTCGCATGTGTCCTCCTTATCATTAATGATGTGGAGGTTCTTAAGTGATCCTCTATCTGAGGTGTTAAAGAGACAGTAGACAAGGCTGCCAATGATGGATGACTTTCCAGCACGGTTCTTGCCAAAGATGCCTGTAATGCCAGATGACTTGGTAAAGTCAATCTCGTTGTCACCGCGGAATGCGAATGTGTTCTTAAAAGACAGCTTATCAAGTGACCAGCTGTAATTTCGATCCTCATCGCTGCCCAAATCAAGTGACTTCATGTACCTATCAACGATTGCATCAACACGCTCAAACTTATCTTTCGGCAATGCTGAGTCAGCATAGAAGTCACGGATCAACTCTTTGATTGTGCTAGGCTGCCTGAGATCTGTTACAGGTGTTCCGCTTGTCTTTGCAAGGCTTTTGCCAGCATCTAGATCAGCGATCTTGTAGACGATCTCTTTCGGAGACTTCTCAGCTTGCAGCTTCGATTCAATGAGGTGCAGAGTTGTAGGTGGTACTGGAACATCGGAGCCAATGCGGACACGTGCACCAGTAGGAGCGCTGTCGATCATCTGGTAAGTTTCATCAAGATCACCGCGGTAACCGATTGTTACAAATGGTGAGTCATTGACGATGTGAATAAACTTACAGCTGTAATCAACTGCTGACTTAATATCCCACAGCAGGCAGCCCTTGATGACTTCCTCACCGTAATCCTGCTGGATGAACGACCCAGGATAGGAGATGACGCCGTTACCCGTGACATTTTGACGCTTGTGGATGTCGCCCAAGAAAGTGTAGTCAAACTCATCAAAGAAGCTTGCTGTCACTTCACCGTTGATCTTCCAGTCGGAGTCTGTAGACGACCCACGTACTGCGCCGTGGAAGCATGCAATGTTGATCTCACCCTTGACGGGCTTGACGTCATCCCAACCTTCTTCATCAAAGCATGAAAAGACACACCAGTTGATGCCAGGAAGACCTGCTGGATAGACACCTGACTTCTTGTACAGGTAGATACGCTTGTTGCCCAGAGCGTTGATGATGGGTGTGATGGCATCCTGGCGACTCTTGTTGTGGATAAGACCGTCATGATTGCCCAGGATCATGTGGACAGGTGCGATCTCTGCCATCGTCTCAAAGCACCAGGTCAGAATGTCGATCAGCTCCGGTGTGATGCCTTGTGTCTTTGAGTGAACGATATCACCGCCGACGAAGAAGACATCAGGCTTCTCCTTTCGAGCGATGTCGAACAATCTAGTGAAACACTTCCTATACTCGTCATGTCGAGACAGGCCTCTAAAATGAATGTCTGAGATATGGAACGCTTTCATATGTTCTAATCTTAGACAAGAAATGCTAGATTTATATTTTAGTTCCTAAAGGCCTTGAGCTTATTGCTGAAGTGCTCTATCTCTGCAATCATCTCGTCGCTTATCTGGTCAGCATCATCGTATTGGTCGTAGACACCAATAGCATCTTCGATGATCTCATAGAGGCCTCTCTTGAAGAGTGCCGTTGCAGTAACTGTTCCACTCTTCTTATCACCGCATCCTCCAGGTGCACCGCCGCAGCCACAACCGCAGTCACCACCCTCATCTACTGTCTCGTCTTCAATATCACCGACAGGTGAGTCGTCTTGATGCGTCATTGTTGTAAAGAGCGCATCATCAGCAAGTATATCAGCCATCTCTTTGAGAATGACTCGTCGAAGTTTTAGATTTCTAGCCATAGCCTTAACTATTCGCTACAGAATGGATCCACTTGATATCTTGCTAATTTTGTGCAGCATGCTAACTTTTGGATACCATGCTTTTGCATCTGCAATACGCTGCTTAGCAACATCGCGAGGCATCTCACCGATGTCTTTAAATCCCGTGATGTCTGCTTGACGAACATCGATGCCAAATTTATACAGATCACCTGCAATCTTGTGTATCTTATCCTCAACGTCTGGATCTAGCGCCAATGTTACTGGAATATTATTTGCCACGATCTTTGCAAAAAGAGCTGCAGATTGTGGCAGATAAGATCCGAGTATTGGAATGGCATTCTGACCGACATTGATCGCATCAAACACACCCTCGACGATCACGACGGGCTTTGACCAATCAACCATTAGATCATTAAAGATGATCTCCGTCTTGTTTGCTTTTGAATTGACATAACGCGGTTTCGTGTCTTTGTCAATCGAGCGCGAGACGTAGTAGTTGAGATCACCGTCAGAGTCAAATGAGGGAATGATGACACGCCTGTCAAATCTATTCTCACTGCTGACACACATCTTCCAGTACCACAGGTCACGCTCTGTTAACCCGCGACGCATCAGATAATTGTACGTCGCTCTAAAATTAGGATTCTTAGAGTTTGACACTTGAGCTACGGGCTTCAAGCCATCAGGTAACGTCACAACCTCGACAGCGGGTACCTCAGTCGTATCATCATCACTTATGCCGAATCTCTCTCTAAAAGCAACAACAACTTCGGGTGTATAGTATTGCTTAAAGAGCGATCGAAGATTTCCTCCTTTTACTCCGCACACCCAACAGTGGTACTTCCACGTCTCGACGTTGATCGAGAGCTTTTTCTTATCAGGCGTCTTACAGTTTGGACACGCAACTGCACAGTCATTTCCATCTCTTGAAACATGGATGTCACGAAATATGCCGCGCAGAAATCGTATCTTCTCGGTTGAAGTGACAGTCGTCATATCTTAATAGTAAGATACGTCTACTCTTTGTTCAACCATCCTGCGCGAGCTAGAACATATGCATCTGCCATATCATAGCACGATGTCTGGACTCCGCCTGTCTTTGTGGTAGGCCAATCGATGTCAATTTGAGGCTTAACGAACTCAAAAATCTGCTGTTTAGTGGACACATCTGACTTTCGGTCAAGCTTAATACCCAGCTTTGACCTTGCTGACGTAGCATTGAGAAAGATGGGTTTTGACCTACAAACTTCGTAAGCGATCAGTGATGCAGCACCATTGAATCGGGCGAGTGTATTGATCGTCTTGGCAGACGACAATCCAGGACGGAATGCCTGCAAGTTCTCCTCGATGCAGACCTTCTTGATGCCTGTATGTCTCGCAAATACAGCTGCAAGTGCAGCCCTATAAGCATCGCACTTGTCAAAGAAGTCATCAAACTTATCAAGCTTAAAATTTCCTACCTCAACTACTCTGCCCGCATCTGCCGTCACAATTGCGTAGCCGGTGCAGGACGTTGAGATGTCAAGCCCGAGGATCGTGTCACATGTCGTACTTGATTCTAAAGAGAAATTCTTCATCGGGCCTCTTGAGTACTGGTTGTGCCAGGTTTGCTCTCATAATAACGTTGAAGTTGTCGTCGTGAATATTGATGCCCGTGATGTACACGAAGTTATCTGCCGTTTCATTCTGTTCATTTGTAGGCGGGAATGATAGGTAACTCGGATTAGATGATGAGTTGATCTCTCCAGCTGGACAGATAGCATCGATGGTATATGTGTGGATATTCTGCGATCCATTGAACGAGACAGAGAAATTATCCTTACCGAAGTAGTAGAGGTGAGGCGACTTGATGATCGCAAGACCCTCGTCATAGAAGAGGTTACCTACGGTAGCCCAAGTAGGTGGAGGTGTGACAGCATCTGCGCGGTAGAGGCCACCAAAGCCGTTGTCCTTAAGCGTGATGTTGATCTTATCACCCGATCCTGTCAGTGCTGTAGATGATAATGTAAATGACTGCGGGAATATCTGATTACCGTAATAGAGATTGCTAACTTGATAGATCGTCGACAGGTTGCTTGATCTATCGGCAAATGATGATGTTGTAGTGAATGAAAAAAGTGTTGTTGAGTTACCTGCAGTAAGAATTGCTGTAGTGTTATAATCTTCTGACGTTAGATAAAATTGCGTCTCGCCTGCTGAAAGAGGTTGTACAGAGCCCGAGCCACCCGATCTAGACATGCTTGTCGTATCAATATTGAGCAAGCTTATCGTTGTTTTATCACTATTACCAAGACTGTCAACGTAGGGTTTGTATGCAGATGCAATTGAACTCGTCGGTACTATCTGGTAATTTGGTAAAAAGAGGCCGTTGTCATTTGGTAATATTGTGTAGGCTCTCTTTATAAATTCTGGCTGTCTAAACATGTGATCAACAGCGTACTTTTCACCTGCATATGCTTCTGCTGACGATGTGAGCTTATAAAGGCGTGGTGCGCTATAGCTTTTCACGTCAAATAAGAAATTTTGCAAGTTAGGACTAAATACTTGAGTGCTTGCTGCAAGACTGACGTTATACGGTGTCGTAGGATATCGTTGTGGTTTTTTCCCAACGGGTGTTGCAAAATCACTCTGGAACTTAGTTGCACAATTTGTGAAGATTGGTGGAACGTAGAATATTAACCCACTTGTGTTGGCATCATTTACTGTGTTCCTAAAGTTATTCACTTCGCTGTTTGTTAAAACTCTGTTGAAGAGCTTTACATCATGCATTTCAGCATTGAGTGGACTTGAAAATGTAAATCCACTAGGATCAGCTGATCCTGTGTCTAGCTGCGCAACACCTTCACCGCTTGTTGAGCTAGCAACAACACTATTAAAAAACTTAGCTTCATCATCACTTCCGATGTACTGATTACCTAAGATGACAACATCGGGAGCAGCGGCAGCAATTGAGCTGCTTGGATAGTAGAACGACGAAGTTGTAGCGTCAACTGTGAAAGATCCTGTGTTGTTGTTATAAGAAGCACCCCAGCGAATTGAGACATGGTGCCAGTTGTTGTGATTCAGAAGATTGTCATCACTGACGTAGATTAGATCTTGTGGGTATGTTCTTGATCCGTTTGCCTGTGTAACATCGATGCTACTAGGCGGCACATTTGCGCTGTGTTTAAAACCAACTGCAAGACGAAATTGATCAACCTGACCATCCGCATTTCTGTGCGATCCCGTAAGTAGAGACACGCACAATGATGACGACATGTGAAGGATCGCACCTGCGTTAAAATCAGTGCCTACATCAGCTAGATACCTTGGGTTGATGTAAAAATCAAAGCTAAAGGCATTTGTTAGCTTGTACTGATTATTAATGTTAGGATAAATAATTGCGCTGTCACTGGGAACAGACGACGCTGTGAAGAAGTTGATCGTGTGATAATTCTTATAAGAGTAGTCGCAATCTGTGTAGACAGATCGGTACTGCGGCATCAAGATATTCTTGATAGTGCTCTTAGTGAGCGAGTTTCGATCGAAGTCAATTGATTGTGTTATTCTCTGAACCGGGAAGACAATGTCATTCTTTCTACTAACTGATAGTGCATTAACTAAATTCAGGTACAATCTTGCAGCATAGTCACGCTCTGTGGGCCTTGTAATCATTGAATTTCTGATAGTTTCAACAAGATCTAAAGTTGAAGCACCTTCACGAAATTCAGTTATTCTTTCTGTGCCTGCTGCTATTTCTTCCTTAAGATAAGGACTTGGGCGTTCAACTAGACGAACTGACCCTGTGATTCCGCTCGAAGAGGACACAAATTCGGTGCGAGGCCGCAATGTGAGAGAGAACGTGTCAAAGTTCTCAGGTTGCAGCTTGATGAATGACATGTACCCCTCTTTTTACCTTTATAACTATAAACATGTTTTATTATCCTTAAATTCATAGCCTCGAGCGTGCGTCAATCCTAGATCGGCTTCGGTTACGATCCTATAGCTAATTCCCAGGTCATTGCAAAATTTTATTGCTGCACTTGTCTTTACAGACACTTCATCAGATGAAACCAGAGTGCAAGGTTTCACTTCAATAATCTCTTTTTTACCATCGCGATATTCTACTAAGAAATCTGGAACGTAGTTCTTTCGTCTTTCATCATGTGTGTAGGGTATCTTTAATGGTTCGGATGTAAATGTTACTACATCGTTGTCATTATCAAGTTGCCTTGCAAAAACACTTTCGTAAGATGACCGCAGAAAAATTCTGCCTGCTTTCTTAGATACGTACCACTCTGTCTTAAAGCCCGTATGTGTCCAAAGACCGTCGACAATCTTTTGAGAGATGGCATCTGATACTTTTTCAGAATTTCTTTTGACACGATCGTCTGTATAAGCTGTCAATCCGCTGTTCCAAGCAGGTTTTCCAAACCTGTGATTTGCTGCACCTCTACAATGATAGAATGCATTTCTTTCACCTAAATTTGCGCATGATTTAGAGCAAAATCGTCGAGCTCTATTGATAAACGTCGTCTCAAAATTGCTTCCGCAGCCTTCGCAAGAAATGATTATAGGCCCATCAGGTCTCTGATAAAGATGATCGTAAGCACATTTCTGTGTGCAAAATCTAGCATCTTCTGCTCTAAACTTTATGACATCAAATTCCGTGCCGCAGTGCTCGCACGTCTTCGTGACGCGTTGGCGTTTTGTTCCGGAGTTGGAGCAAGCTTTTGAGCAATATTTTGAGCTTCTCGATCTATAGGGAACCTGCCAGATCTTTTGGCAGAACTGGCAGGTGACTTGAACTGGTGCAAATTTCGTCATGATGCGCTCTATAGATTAAATATAACGCGCACTTTAAAAGAGAAGAACGACAAAAAAGATTTAAAAATCTAATCTTACTCTAAATGTCAAATCCTTCTCATCATTCTTTTCAATGGGACGACTCATCTTAGCAACTGCCAGCAAGTTATCGTTTGCATCGTAGAGGCCTACAGACGTGATGTAGCTGAATGTTCGATCAGTTGTAGGATCATCTATGACGATGATATTGCCATCTGCATCTGTGAATGTGGGGTTTGACGAGTAGTTAAACTCATCTGCCGTGGCACGACAAAACACTAATGTCGAGTTGATGTTGGTGACATTCTGGAAGGTCAACGCTGTGAGTGAACCAGAGCTAAATCTGCAGGATGCAAGATGGTCAACAATGTCATCGATTGATGATGACACGAAGAAGTCAGGAATAAACTTGGCGTTTCCGTTGCCTGATCTTGCATCTCCTATGAGTGTTTGCCCAGCAGATGCATCTTTATATGCGTTAGATGTTAAAGCATCTATGACACCTGATACGTGCTGTGTACCTGATAGAACCTTCTTTGCATCGAGGACCATGATTCCCTGGTCGTAGAAGAGATTTCCTACGACATTAGATGACAGTGTAGAGAATGCAACGTCACCGACTTGACCGCCGAAGCCAAACTGTGTCCCTTGACCTGCATCTGTCAAAATTGCAGATCCAATCGCAGATGTCTTGTTCGTGTTTGTAAATGCGCCAGCCACAGGATCATCTACACGGTCAAGTGTTGCTGATGTGTAGAACTGCATCGCAAATGTCTGGGGCTTGACGCGGTCTCGTGCGAATAGGCGCTTGATGTTGACGAATATTGCTTCATCAATGTAGTCAGTTGTTGCAGGATTGCTAAATGGTGCCGAGAACTGTGCATCTGCATCACCGAGCAGTGTCTGTGCGAACTGTCGGTAGACGTTGATCTTCTCTCTCATCATCAGCGACTGCGATGGAAAGAGGAGCTTGCCTGCTGAGTCGACTCCAGTTGTGCTACCCGCAACAGTTGAGCTACCTGAGAAGAGACCGACTGTTAGGTCGAGGACCTCATTTGCTGTCTGGAGTGTATAATCCTGATCAAAAACTGTCTGGAATAGGGAAGATGTTACACCTGGGCCTAGACCGCCTGTGACGAACACCTGGTACTTTTTGCGTGTGCTCGATCCAGAGACGTCGTTCTGGATGACGTCGACCAGCTGGTTGAGTGCTGATCTGCTAGTCTTGATATCTGCTGCAGTTATCTCTTTAAATGTGGGCATTTTTTATCCTAGCTGATCCTTACTTCAAATTCTTTGACGGCACCTGAGTTGATGCCTGTGATTCGGACGTATGATCTAACAACATTCAAGCCACTTGACTTGTAGGTGTCGAACAACGTCTGTGAGAATGTCTTGAGGCGCAACGTGAACTGACCTGATGCTTCACTGGCACTTGACAACGCTGATGACCTATCAACGAGGTAGGTTGCATTGTTGCTTGCATCGACTGAGTCGGGCACCAGGTTCTGCAGGCCTAGGAACAGGTCATTGACGCGCACTTCAAATGCATTGTCAATAAGCTCTGGTGAGACAAAGTTACCCTGGGTGATCGCCTGCTTAACGGTAATTGTGAGGGATGGGTTCTGTGTAAGGCGAGAGATCGACACAACGTTAGAGTTGACAATCGCCGAACCGTAATCAAGCGCAAGGGACGGGAGTAGTGTCAGTGCTGGATTAGAGATGCTCACCAGCTTGTACTTCAGAGCAATGTTTGCATTGGTCGAAGCTTCAAACACTGGCGTGTTCTTCTCGATCTTATCTTTTCCTACACTTTTACCATACTGTTGAATGATGGTGTAGTCAACTTCATTGTCTGCTAGCGCAAACTTGACGATATTGAAACTACCATCGTTTCTCGCGAGAAACTGTCGACCTAAATCAGTCAAAACTGCGTCAACAATGATGTTGTTTGTTGTTTGATTGAGAAAACCCATTTGTACACCTGTTTCTAAATATTCTTTGCGTGAAGTTATAAGTTAAATATTACGTTGGCCTAAAGACACGCGCCGTCGAGGGCGTAATAACTGGAGCCTGGACGTAGCTGTCATTAATCTTAATATCGAGTGTTTGACTTTGTTGAAAGTCAGTATTGACAACAAGAAGCTTGTAAGAGTTGTCATCTCCCCTGCTATTATTAAAGACAATGTGCTCTTGATCATTACCGTTTGCGTCGGTGATACCGATGTACTCTGGATCAAAGTAGATGTTGAGTCGTGTGTAACCTGACATCTTCATTGTGTCAACAAATGTGTCACGATTGAGAAAGATATTAGGATAAGGCTTGGGTGCATCGGATCTAGAGATGACACGTGTGTTGATTCTATTGCGGTATCTATCGTACGATGCTTCAAGTTGCACAGAGTAGTTAGATGTGAATCCGTGCGCGTCAATTGCACACACTGCGTAGATGAACTTACTGTTCTTTGTGAACTCTGCGTCTCTATGCAGAGTTGTAGGTAGTAAACTACGTGTTATAAATTGTTCTGGTGTACCTTCTGGATCAGGCGTCTTGACAACTGAGTCGTCAAAGTCGTACATTCTGAGTAGCTGGAACGGTTCAGATGTAGAACTTCTCCTAAAAACTTGAATTTTCTTGATGTCTGCTTGCAAGTTGATAGGAAAGTTCCACGTGATGTTTAATCCTGTATTGTCTGCTCTATATCTAAAAGCAAGATCTACGGGCGGTGGAGGAGCAATGTACTCTTCACAGACGACAGAAACATCTGATCCTCTTGATGAAAAGAGAGCGTATCTAGTTACAACTTTGTCTTCTTCAGTTCCGGATGCTGACGTCACTTGTTGGTTCATCTGGAATTGACATGCATACAGAGAGATCACTCTGTACTTGTATCTTCTACCGTAAGCAATCTCTGGATCAATGAAAGAAGTAGCATTTTTGTTAAGATCAATCTTCTCACTAAGTATATCAACTGTTCCATCGTCACGTATGCCAAACTTTTGGATGATGTACCCTATCAAATTATTTTTATGTGTTGGGACAAAGTTGACAGAGTCATTGATATAATTAAAATCTGCTTCATAGTCAGTCGTTCTGAGGACGTAGGGTCTACTTTCTGCAACTGATTTTGTTTCTACTTCATTCAATGTTTTCTGTGCACTAGAGACCTCATCAGCGTAAACATTCTTTGGTGAGTTCAAGCTGGCTGCTGCTATTGTACCTGCAACATTAGGTAGAAAAGAAAATCCAAACTCAAGTCCCTGTAGGGTCTCTTCAATTGCACTGACTTTGATTTGACGCATGTCTGTGTCTGTATACCTGTATCCATCAGGCTGGATACTATTTATGACAGCATCAAGAATTCTTCGTGATGCGCTGCTTGTCTCTTGTCTTTCAAGAGACGTAAATGAACCTGACAGGATGCGATAGACTGTCTTATCCAGCGTAGTATCAATGATGCTAACACCTACTCTTCCAAACACATTAAGCGCTGCTTCTCGGGCAATATTTCCCTTGACTTCTGTTCTATTGATTGATAAATTTCTATCAATAGCGACTGGGGGTTTTGTTATGCTTATCCTATTAAATCTAGGATAAACAGCATTACGCCCATAAAACGATCTAAGCGTTTCATTTTGTATATTTGACGTAGCAATATTGTCCGTATATGTTGACGTTGTTAGATCAATGTCGGTCGATGTAAAACCGACGCTACCGTACACATTAGATGTTTCGTTAGTGCGTTCATCTGGAGTAAAAAAGTTATAGGTGAACTTTGCTTCTATACTGCCGACCTCAGGTAGATCAACAAGTAGTGCAGGCTTTGATAAAATTGTTTTGGTCATCTGTTATTACCTCCTAAAAGTCCACCAAAACGGTTGCTTGACTCAATAGCAGCGTTTATTCCTGTACTATCGATGCCTTGTGATCTAACATCTGTTTCTCTAAATATTGTCAAAGCATCTTGACGCGCGCTTGCGTAGCTTCTACGTGTAGGCGCTTCCTCAAATGCGATAGGCGGTTGACTATCTTCAAGTCGTATGTTGGCGAAGACGTCTAAGAATGCAATGTCTTCCCGCCTTATCTGGAGCTGGTTAATAATATCACTGACATCGATGGGTATCACGTGTATTCTCTCAAACGTCTTTGATACCATCATTGAAGTTTTGTGCTGGTCTGGCGCGAGTTGTATTGATCGTGATATATCACGCAGTACACGTTCTTTGTTAAGCTGACCTTCAGGAGTGTTAGGATATCTGTCTGTGATAAGATCAACTATAGTTGTGTAGTTAGCATCTTGTGCAGAGTCAGGGTATCTCCTAACTTGTGGTACAAGATCAAAAACTTCTTCTTCGAGAGTGAAACCCGCAGTTGTTTTTAACAACAACTTTGCATAGTGGCTCATAAGATGATTATCGATAATTTTTCTATCACCAATGATACGCTCGAGATCAGAAAAATCAATATCACGATAATTTCCACCATCATCAATGACTTTGTATTTTGTAGCGCTATAGATCTGACTATAGTTCGTTAACTCACTTGCTTTAGTATCAGCGCCACCTATCAACTGCGATCCCTCATTTACAAAAATGCGCGTTGAAAAAGTGTACCCTCTTGTCACAAATGCCTCAAATGTACTTGCTTCTTCTTCTTCCTGCGTAATCTGCAAATTTTTGAAAGTGAGGTCAATACTGTACAAGTGTTCAGATGTTGAAGCAATATTCTGGTACCTTAATGCTTCCATTAAACCGGTCGGTATTCCAACAGCAATCAAAAACTTCCTAGTCAATGCCTCATTTAGAGGATCATTTAGATTAGGATAAGTTGCCACTACTGTCTTAGTGTTTAGAGCTTGACCAACATTATGATCGATAGCTGATGGAAGATACGATGCTCCCCTTAGAAGAGATGAATATCGATCTACAATGTTCTTCTTAAGGAATGCTTGCTCTATCTGTGTATCATTCAGGAGACTGTATCTTCCTACAAGATTATTTGTTGATGCAATCCGATAAATTTCATTGACATTGCTTTTAAATTGCTGTGCTGTTTGTCCTATTTGAGACGCATGACTTGCAAGTATATTAATAATGTCAAGGCATGTCTGCTCTTGATTATTAATTTTTTCAATTGGTGAACCAAAATATTTATTTCTGAGACCTACAACAGCAGTACCAAAATTCTGATCTGTTGTAAATTTATCAGTTGCAAAATCAAATGCAAGTCTAGAAAGTGTCTCGCTATCTACATCATAGTTTTCAGCAATAAATTTTAGTAATTTAAATTCGGCTGGTCGATACTCGATTGTCATCTCATAATCATAGTAATCTTCTATGTTAACCTTGTAGGAGCACTGCCTTAGCATGTCTAAAAAGTGTGCATAAAAGACAAATGCTCGAGCATCTCTAGACAGCCCTAAAGAAAAGTCAGTCTTAAGTGTTGCTTTCTTGTAATAATCTTCATTTCTTTCATTTTGAGTGTAACTTTCACCTAAAAAATTTTGTTCTAATCTTCTTGCAAGATTATGAAAATTCAAGAAAGATACACTGCCTACTTGTTCAAAGTATTCTTTTTCGATTGAAAAATCACCATATGTAACTTCTTCTGCTGAGATTGGCATTAATCCACTGTTTTCATAGACCCATTCTTTATCGCTTGGTGGTCTAATGGCGCCTCTCTCGATCCCACGATTAACATCTTCCTCTCTAATAAGAGCATTTATTGCACCGTTGAGTTCATCACTTTGTGGATGGTCGGCAGGTGTATTTAATCCATAGTTGTTTATCTTATCAAGAACGCACATTAACCTAAATAATTTTTTTGCAACATCATCATTGTATGCTGCTGCCATAAAGCAACCAATTCGTGTTGCGCTTGCATTGGACGCTAAATCGTCTGTATCTATTTTTGATCCATTAATAAAAGTTAATAGCATATCTCTAATGTTTTTTACAACAGTTTTTCTTACATCGTCATCTCTGTAAATTAGCTGGTAAAACAGACGAAGTTTTAGAGTAAACGCTGCATAGTCATTTGAAAAATTAATAATTTCTTGAAATGCGGGAGCTGTTGCTGTTTGAACAAGATTATTATTTATCAAATAATCTGTGCCTTCACCCAGATCAATTTTTCCTATCTTACGACCGTCAATATTAGCAACTAAAAGATTGATAGCATCGTATGCATTAGAACTTTGGATAAAGTCATTAACGTTATTGACACCATTGTCAAGTGAATCAATGAATGGTGTTGATTGTCCCCTGTAGTCTTTATATTTTCCTACAATTTGCGCCAGAGCATCTTCTATGTTACGAGATCTAACGTTAACAAGACTTATTAGCTGTTCTTTAACACTTTGAATTATAAGATCTCGTTGCACAAGACGAACCATATCAGTTATATTTTCTGCTGTTCCATCTTGATAATCAGACATTCTAATATTGCGAATGTTTGCTGCGGCGTCATAGTATATCAGTGTTCTTCCTGTAAATTCATCCAACTCTGTTGCTGGATTGATAGTTTGAAGCTTTTTTACACGATCAACAGTGCCAGGTGAGTTTCTGCCATTAATAAGCGTTGTCTTAATACTTTCATCTGAATAGGGGACTTCCGTTTTACCTAAAACAATTTGCTCTGTTAATAATTTGAGAATTTGGGCAACATTCTTAGTATTAGATCCAATCTCCCAATCTTCAAGACTTATTTGACCTAATTCATCATTCTCTTTTAAAAATTCAAAGATATTTTGCTTACCAGATAAAAATTGGTAATCTTCACCATTAATTGTGTAACCCTGTGTTAAACCTTGATTGGTAGTAGAAATTGATATAATATTTAGAAGACTGATCAATCTGTCTTTAATTAATGCAGTTTGCAAACATAAATCTGCATATTGTCTTGCAGACTGCACATTCTGATCATATTGGGCTGTTGTTAATTGCAGCAATGATGTATTTTGATCAATTACAGCCTTGACATCTCTCTCGACTATCTTCTTAATCTCATTGTTAATATCTATAATAAATGGTGTTGTTGTCAAACCTGTGTCAACATCAACAACTTTAGATGTTCTAGGTGAAGTCAATAGAATTGTAGGATACAGTGAAGTCAAACCATATGACGAAGTGAGATAAACATCACGTGAAGATTCAGGTAAAACAGTATAGTCACCAATCTGGTTTATCTGATTAGTTCTTGCGCCTGACGTCTCACGTGCTGATAATCTCCGTGAAATTCTTTCTTCTGTCGTAGCTGGTCTAGAGCTAGTTACAGCAAAAACCCCTCCTTCAAATGTCCCTTGAAGTCGAGTTGCTAAAGTATCTTTGACAATAGTTTTAGACTGAACCTGTAAGTTAGATGCTGTTTTGCTAAACCTATAACCCATCACACCACCTCAAATAGGCGAGTTGTTATCTCACTCAGTGTTGTTCCATCATACTTGACAGGCGTGATGACATAAGCAAACTGGCCCGTCCTCAACCTTGTCTTGTCATCGAGAAAATTTTGTCTTATACTATCATCAACATAGTGACATGTTCCAACAATAGATCTCACTCCACCTTTAATAGTCGAGATGATAAAGAAGTCGATGACTTTTTGTGCAGTTGCGTTGATTACATCGAACGATATGAGACGTCGACCTTCATCAACTGTGACAAGTTCAAAGTTATTGATATTTGTCGACCCAACAGATTGATTTACAGAAAATGTATCCGTAATACCTAGACGACCTTGCAAGAAACCTGACGTGTCGACATCAGCAACTTTTGTGTTGCCATACGACAAAGTTCCACGTAGTGTAGCCTTCTTGGACAGGAACTTCTGCGTGAAGTTAACTTTTGAGAGCTGGGGTTTTGATGTTAAGTTTGATGACACAATTTGACTTCTCTGGAGCGCATCTCTCGGATTGAAGACACGGGGTTGTGTCTTATCTGACCCTATCTCTTCAAAGAGATCAGCTTGCCCTCGTAGGAGTCCTTCGAAGATATATAAGACATTCTCTGTTGTTGTATCAGTAAAATCTCCAGGTTCTATGACACCTAGATCCTTGATCTCACCCGTGTCAAGTGATACCCTTCTAACATTCACTTTTGTGATAGAAGACAGATCACCTGATAACTTTAGTGTCTCTTCTTCAAAGTATTTATCAATTCCCTGTTCTTTCGTTGCACTCAGGATCGCAGTTGTATCGCTATCTTTAGTAAGTGTAACAGATACACTGAACGTTGTTGTTGTGTTCCTGCCGCTGACATTTGTACTCTTCTGCGTAACGCTAATTTCTGTGCCCGATGTGTAGTCAGTAACTCTAACTACTGATGTTGTTCTTGCACGTTTAATATTACCGTAAGTGTCCTGTAGGAAGGCTGCATACTCGTATGTGCGCTCAGTGTTGACGGTTAAATCTTCAATCTTAACGATCCCTGCACCTATCTTTAGTTGTGTCTGTATGTTATCCCATTGCTTCTGTTTCTTGTCGATAGAGCGGCGCATAAACTGGACGTATTTGTAATTTGCAGGAGCACCGAACAGCTCAACGGTCACATTTCCTTTGTTCGCAGTTGCGACAACTGTACCTGAAACAAGATCTTCTCTCACAGCAAGAGTTTTGCTCTCAAAATTACCTAGCACAATTCCAGACGTAAGTACAGGCACAGCACGAATGATTTTATTTGTTGTTGACTTGATCGGTATCTTTCTTGTGATTGCTTGCTGTCGCCAATCTGCTGGAAGCATTCCAACGACATTGAATGGTGCTTGTTGGGCCACAGATTGATAGGTAGGAACGTCTCGATTGTAGATCCTAATCCCTGTCACTCGAGGATCTTTGTTGAAGATATTAACTTGTGCAGTCGTTTTAGACACAAATTGGACGCCGACTGCTGGAAGTTGACTTGGTATGCTATTTTTGATGAGCTGGCGTGCATGATTAATTGTAAAGTCAATCTTCTGGATAAGATCACCATTTACCTTCCTAATCGTGCATATGATAGAAAATTTACCGCTGGGTGGCGTCAAAGATGCAGGGATCCGAAATGTGTGAGGCAGCAGTACGTCTGTTGATACTTTCTGACGCTTCTGTGCTGTCAAAGTTGCAGGAAGGAGGCTGTTCCTGCTACCTTGGAGTGCTGTTGTTGTGAATGCACCTCCAATGGTGCGCTGCTGCCGCTGTGCTGTACCCATTCCCTTGCGAGCAATCTCAGCATCTTCAACTAAACTTGCACCCACAATCTGTTTTGCAGGATCTTTGCCTGCCAACGTTAGTTTTGAGTACACGTTGATGCCACTAGAAGTTTCAGCCTCAGGGGGCGCGTTCTTGATAAGATCAGATGCAATGATCTTTGATACTTGACTAGAGGGCAAGCCTGCAACAGGCTCAAATGTGCTCTCAATGACAGCAAGATCAACAAATCTTGAACCTTGAAGACGAAAACGACTCACTTTCCTTGAGCGTGAGAAAATGTCTGCTCGTCGGGACGTGATAGTGTTATCTAGCTGTTCTTTATCACGATCATTGACAAAATCTCTTCTGATCTTGTTGCCTCCGAGGATCTGGTTATTGATGTCACTCGTTGTCGTGAATGTTCTTCCGCTAAGAAGCGCAAATGTCTTGCCTACACGCTTGTAAGCAATGTCAACACGCATCGTCCTAACATTTGCAGCATAAGCTGCAATCTGGTCGACCAAAAAGTTGACTGTATACTCATAGAACTGTCTATTGTCATAGGTTACAGTTTTGAGGACAATACTTGACTGTGGGAGATCTTTAATGATCGTGATCAGATCGGTGTTAGATGTGTTCATTTACTCAGCCACAATTGTAAAAAGATTGACGAAAGCAGGTGCTTGAAAGTTATCCTCACTGTCAGTAGCATAAACTTTACCAACAAAAAATACACGTTTGAATGGCCGTTGCCTGTCATTCTCGTCTTTAAACTCACCAAAATCAATGCAGTCAAGCTTCTTGAGCATCTCAACACCTGTGCTATCTGTTGTTGATCCTTCAAAGATCTGCATGAAGACGTTGCTCGCAAGTGAAGTCTCAGCAAAGTCAACTACTATCTTCTCCTTGAGCGAAACTTGAGGATCTAGACCATTAAGATTTCGCATCAGATCATCGTATGTAAGCGGCGTCACTTCTTCAATTGGATCGTAGCTGCCTAAATTTTGCTGTATGTTAGCGTCGTCTACGTAGACGGGCGCCAAAAACTGAAAATTATCTAGATGTGAGAGCTGCCTGTCAATCATAAATGGATCAAGTGATCCAATCTGGCCGACAGGCTGTATTCCACGAAATGGGACAAAGTTATTTCTACGAAATGTAATTGACCCTGTTGTCAGTCTAAACTGATTATAGATCTCATAAGGTAACGACGTCTGGATGAGCTGCTGCTCAGCTAGACTGTCGAGGATAGAACCACTGACTAACTCAAACATGGAAGCAAATGAGCTTGTCACTGGTTCGTAGTTGACACGATTGTAAGTTCCTACGCCGTCAGGTGATGTAAGAGTGTTGATAGACGCAGAGTATACTCTGCCGTCTGTTGATACTCTTGAAGTATTGCCGTCATAGGGAACAAGAAGACCACTATCGTCATTCTCAATAACAATCTGGTCTTGGACACGGTTTCCTGCTTCAAAATAGATGTAAGCAGATGCGTCATCAGAACCACTTGCAACATCTTTTGCATAGAACACATGACGATCTGTGAAAGATGCAAACTGTGGAACAAATTTCCCTGCTGCAATCTGACGTCGTCCTTCGACTGTGAGAACGACGTCCATGATGCGTGTTTTTGAATCAAGAATACCAGACATGCTATTCTAATTATAACAGTGTCATCAAGTCTTGAAAATGTTCGTGATCGGTATAAATGGATTATTCTGTGATGTCGTATATGGTCCACGTGAAGTTGATGTCCCAACGTCGTCAGCAAAGGGAAATGTTCCTGTCATGTATGGACTAAGGTTATTGCACTGTGTTAGTGATGCCGATACAGGTATATCAGATGATGACAGGACAAACTTTGCGTAAGCAGGCCCTTGATCTTCAAAACCTCCACTTTTTTTGTAGATGATTTTGTTGAATATCCTGTAGTCGCGTGCTTGCTCAAGCATATCTCTAAAGTTTCCATAACGATCGTATCTAAAATAGTTCTTTGGTTTTGTAAGGCCGCTATATGCAATATTGAAAAAAGATGTAAATGGTGGGACCCCAATCGTGATCGTCCTTGGTCCATTCTGGTAGTAATTTTTCTGCTCATCTACTAGCATAACTTGGCGTGCAAAAGAACCTGATGAGAATGGGGCGTCATTTGTCACGCTAGCATAAACACGACGTGTGCCATCTAATATTGAACCTTTTACGTAGTTATCAATGTAATTACCGTAGAAAGTTTTCTTCTCAGACACATCAAACTGGTCTCTATCATCTTGCACATTTGTTATGATCTCATGCACAGCGGGTGAGATTAAGTTTTGATTGAGACTGTTGTGTGTCTTAGCGACACCGCCCTGTATAAGAGAACCAAAAAGAGTAACTTGCGCCTTCTCTGCAAGCAACTTAAAGAAAGATCCCGTTTGACTTAAAAATGAATTGTCATACCCATCAGGTGACGTCAATGAACCTGTGGGTAGAACTGTACACACATCTGATTCTATTCCAAAAATTAGGTCATCTGTTGGTAGCAGTAGATACGGTGTGCTTTCTGATTGAGGAAATGTCTTACTAACAAATCCATTTGAAGGTTTAATTGAACCCTCTACTCTTTTTAAGAGACGTGTGTCAGTTGACGCAAAACTAGCAAATCTTGTTTTTGGATAGTCATTACCTGTGATAAGCGCATTAGTTGTTCTAAACACAAAGAATCCAGCATTGTCAACTTCTGTGTCTTCAGATGCTGTTACAATATTCTGTATACTTCCTGGCCAGAAATTCATAGTTTCAACAAGATTTGTTGTACCGCTGTATCCTGACCCTGCTGAAAATGATGTTATTCCACCAAATTGTGCGGGATAATCTTTAGGAAAGATTGAGAATGTTACAGATCCTGTAAAAATACTTGGAACAATTGACGATAGTGAAATGTCATAATCGTAGCTAAATTCTGGATTGTGTGTTGTAAAGCTAACATCTTCATTAACTTTACTATTATAGAATGTAAGTGACCCATTTGTAATGAGAAATCTCTGACTTGCTTTTTGTAATCCATCCGGGTGGTCGGATGGCGGGCTTGTCTGTCTATAGAGGAAAAATACAAGATTGTCAATGTCTCGATACGCGCCTTCTTTTGGGTAGGTTCCTGCTTTTGGACCTGAATGCTGTCTTTTGGCGACAAATGGCAAAGTTACATCAACTCTTTCAAGCATAAAAGGTTGCTCAATGTATCTTGACAGTGACAATGCCTGGCTACCTGTTGCGTAGTAGCGCTGTGCGTTAGGCGCGTCGAAGAACATTGTAGGTGTACCAATAGATTCATAGCCAAAAGATGACATTGTTGTCTGGCTAGAGCCATATGAGTCTTTTATGTGCGCAAGATTAGATGTTCCCTGGAACTGTGCCATGAAGTAAAGGTGACCAGAAAACTTTCCCATATTACCGTTGTAAGACGGTGCATAGCCAAAACCAATATCTTCCCATCGTTTGAGATCAAAGTTAAAGTAACAGAATCCTGTGCTTGGCTTGCCATAGAACTCACTATTAGTGTTGGTGTTAACCTGAGATGTGCTGAGACGACAGAGCAGTTTTTCTTTAGTCGGCGTAATATCAATTGGTATTGCAATCTTGTTGCGTGCTGCAGATGTAAATCCGTATGCTAAGGACGATGTCGATATGTAGTCATCCACGCCTGGGATGTCGAAAAGACTCTCATTGAAAGGCTTAAGATCTTCTACACTGCCTAGCATTTTTACTCGCTGCTCGACAGCAGCAGCGTCAATATTGACATTTGCGCTGATTGAACTTGATGGCATTGTTGTGTAACCAACAGGTACCATTTCAGGAAATGATGTGTTATTTGTAGAGAACACAATTGTCCTATCATCTGCAAACTGTGTGTTGCTATCAACACCGTTATCAAGTGGATCAGATGATCTAATTAGCTTCGGATAAGCATCCTGAAATTGGTCATAATCTCTTATCAGGCGCCGAACAGTTTTTCTAAGAAATTTAGTTGACATTATTAGCCTTTGAGTCCAGCGAAGGCGATTGAGTCGCGGTCATTGCCTGCATACACAAAACC